ATTAAAACGCAACAAGCAGTCGCTAAAAACAAAAGAAGAATAAAAGGATTAAAATAATGGCTAAAGATATACCAGATTACATGCGTGGCTTTGATTTAGATGAAGACTTCGGCATTACTGCTGTATCGTCTGCGCCTAAAACAGAAGTCAAACCATCGGTTGATAAAAAAGATATAGAATCACTAGGTCAACAAACTAGTTTAGAAATATCTAAAGTAAAAAGCGATGTACAATCAATTAAATCTATGATGAATGAAGTAATGCAGATAGTTGCTGAAAAAGATACTATCACAAAAGAAGTACAGAATGCAGATATAGAAAAAAGATTTAAGGCGATTGAAAAAGTAATTATACCATTTTTGTATAATTTACAAAAGACTGACGAGCCTTACATACATTGGCCTAATAGAGGACCAATTATCAAGGCACAAATAGAAAAGTTATTAAAACTTACAAGAGGATAAAATGAAATTAAGTAATAATTTTAGTTTAAACGAAATGACCAAGAGCCAAACGGCAACTCGTAAAGGGATTAGTAATAATCCTAGTGAAGACCATATGAATAATCTAAAGGAACTTTGTGTCAATGTGCTACAAAGAGTTAGAGATCATTTTGGTAGAGTTGTATCGGTATCTAGTGGATATAGAAGTCCAGAACTTTGCGAAGCAATAGGGTCATCTAAAACTTCACAGCATGCGAAGGGTCAGGCAGCTGACTTTGAAATCCATGGTATCTCTAACGCAGAGTTAGTAAAATGGATTAGTGAGAACTGTGTTTGGGATCAGATGATTTTAGAGTTTCACAATGTAGATGAGCCAAATAGCGGCTGGGTTCACTGCTCATACAGATCAGATGGTGAAAATCGTAAACAAATATTGAGAGCTTATAAGAACGAAAGTAATAAGACTTGTTATGAGTCTTATGTTCCTAGCTGAAAAGAAGATAGGGAAGCGTTAAGAAACGATCCTGAAAAGATTAAAGACCACATGACACTGTACAGGTCAAACTAGACTTGACAGAATGCATATATTATGTTATACTATGAGTAGTAAAATATGAAAGTGAAAATACAATGGCTAAAAAATTTAATTTTATAGATTTAGATAAATCAAAACTACCTGTAACAAAAGGTAAAAAGATAGATGGCTTTCGTTTCTATGATATAGACGGTAAGGCATACCCCTCAATAACAACTGTATTAGGTATACAGAAGAAAGAACAATTACAAGACTGGCGAAATAAGATTGGTGAAGATGTTGCCAATTGGGAAATGGGTAGAGCGGCTAGACGTGGTAAAGCAACTCACACATTGATAGAACAATATCTAAAAGGTCTAACACCAAGTGAACGTGGTGTATTACCATTAGGTCTTTTTAGACTAATCAAACCATATGTAGATCAGATTGACAACATACATTGTTTAGAGACAATTATGTATAGTAAACAATTGACCATTGCTGGTCAAGTTGACTGTATCGCTGAGTATAATGGTAAGTTATCGGTAATAGATTTTAAAACTGCTAACAAAGAACGACAAGAAAGCTGGATAGAAAACTACTTTATGCAGACTACAGCCTATGCTCAAATGTATGAGGAGATATTCGGTAAGAAGATAGAACAAATTGTTATTTTACTTGCATCCGAAGATGGTTCCACACAATCTTTTATAAAAGACACCAAGGACTATATGACGCCTTTGATGAAATCAATAGACGACTTTTATAAATATTATGAGAACTTAAACAAAGATAAAATCAAGCAAGACAAGTAAACAGCCCACATTTTATCATAGAGGGCTAAATGAAAAAACTAATAATCTTAATATGCCTATTGTGGACGACAATCAGTTATGCTAATGAATATAATAAGTATAATTTGATGATGATGTCTTATCCAATGATGTGTGGAACACCAGAAGATGTAGATAGATATATTGCTGATAATAAATTTACACCTATTAATATAAGTTTTGGTAAAGAAAATGCCAATGAAGATGGCGCTATTGTATTTGCTATAACATATTACATCAATGATAAACACCAAACACTATCAGTAGCAGAGACACCAAACGACCCATATAAATGTATGATATACCATACATTTGATATGCAGATGAATACTAACTTATTAAAACAAGGGACTGACACTTGACAAAAGTGTTAGAATGTGGTATATTATAAGAGTCGACAAAGGGCGCCGAAGCTAGCGTGGAAGCGCCCACATATATTATAAGGAGGATATGATGACAGACAGTGACGAAAAACAAAGAGCACTAGATGCAAGTATGGAAAATGAAGCTACGGCACCAAGTCCAATGGTTCAAATTTCATTAAAAGAATACGATAAGTTAAAAGAAAAACAACACTTCATTACAGATAAATCTTTAATAGACATCATAGATAATATGGAAAGGCTTGTAAGAGCTTTAAGAAAACATATTGTTAGAACAGATATATAATGAACAGTAAAGAGTTTAGCCTAAAGATAGAGGGCATAGTGAAAGAAAAAAAGATTTCACACATGGATGCTGTTGTTTGGTATTGTGATGAGAATGGTTTAGATACAAGTCAAGTATCATCACTAATATCCAAATCACTTAAAGAAAAAATAAAACTAGAAGCAACTAATTTAAGAATGTTAAAGACACCACCTGGTGGAGTTTTACCTGTATGAGAGAGTTTGATTATAAATTAGATTATAAAAATACATTGTTTAGACCAAACGACATAAGATATAGAATAGGTCGTGGTGAACAAGGTGTATTATTGGTTAGACCTTACACAGATGTAATCTGTAGACACTGGCGATTTAAAACTCTCAAAGAAGCTAGAGTATCATCACAAAAAATATTTGATATGTATTTAGATTATAGAATACAAAAAGACTTTGTTGGTATGGATATGTGTAGAAAGTTTTTAGAAATGGGTTTTACAAGAGCTAGAAGATACGCCAATCACAAAGACGGTAAGAAGTATGGTAATGATGGTAAAGTATTACCACAAGAAAAAGATTGGGCAACAAGTGAGAAGGCAAAATCTGCGCAAAGATTTAAAGACTTTAGAGACCTTGTAACGCAAGACGAGTTTTATATAAGTATGAGAAAACAATGGCGAGATAAAGAGAATGTACGGAGGATTTGATGTTTACAAAACTTACTTGGCAGTCAAACTACACTTTGCATCTGATACATATGACTATTATAAGTATGGTGGCAAAGTCAATGCGAAACTTGAAACATTTACAAAACGGAAAGATAGATACTTTTTTCACAAACTGAGTACAAAATATGCAGAAGCTGATATACTTGATTTCTTTGTTGCTAACTTTCTTGCAGATAGCAAGAGATGGATTGGTAATCTGTTGGCAAATGATGGTAGAGGGGTTTACTTGGATTATAAAAAACGGAAAGAATCCTTTGTATATCATTTTAAACAAGACTGCGGAGTTATTCATAGTGACTTTAGTAGGAGGAATATTTCTTTTGATACTGGGTTTTCTGTACCTAGTGGACAGCATCCACGAATGTTACGTTTACTTATTCAAAGGAAAGTTAGTTACCAGACCGCGGTCGTGCTTAATCACTTTCTGCATTTTACTAAAAATTGGGATAAAGAGATTACCGAGAAAGTTGTATGGCCTGAAATCTCACTTAAGGTGGCCAGAGTAAAACCATTTATAAATTTTAATGCGACAGAGTGTAAATTAATTATGAAAGAGATATTTGTCAATGGCTAAAACAATATTTTGTATAGGTAATGGTGAGAGTAGATCACCAGTAGATTTAATCAAATTAAAATCACAAGGTAAGATATATGGCTGTAATGGTTTGTACAGAGACTTTACACCAGATGTTTTATGTTCAGTTGATGGACAAATGATGCATGAGATATATCACAGTGGTTATGGTGACAAGAATGAATTATGGTTAAGAGATTGGAACCCTATTCCAGGTGTGACATATAATTTGGTCGTATATGCTAACCTATCACCAAGTGAAATAGAGATTGCTAAGAAAAATTTTAAGATATATCAAAATGAAAGAGGTGATAGACAAGAGTTTGTATTTCATGGCTCTAACATATCTGGTAAGGTAGGTATAATAAGAAGAATACAAGGTGGTGAACAAATAGAGAGTAAACAAATTGACCACTCGGGCACTTATATAAGTTGGGTAAATCCTGATGATAAATCACATACTTATAGTGAGATAGGTAAAGATAGAGGTTGGTCATGTGGTCCAATGAGTGGTTTAGTAGCGATACACCAGAACAAAGATTTAGAGGAATTATATATGATAGGACATGATTTAAAAAGTTTTGATGACCATATAAACAATATGTACAAGTCAACACCAAACTATGCTGACGCTAAGAATAAACCTATACCTGATGTCAATTGGGTTAATCAATGGAAAGAGTTGATGATGGAAAACCCTAAAATCAAATTTATAAAAGTAAATCCAAGAGGTATAAAAGGTGGTGATCCAGTTAATAATATGGTGCCAGAATGGAAAGTTAAAAACATAGATTATATAAACTTTGATGAACTAAACAAAAGATTTAACTGCGTATCAGGGTTGACAAATGGTCAATAATCTGTTATATTAGAGCTTAATATGTTTGATAAAATAGTATATAAAATATTAGACACAATTGTGAATTGGTGTGAGCGTTATAGAAATTATAGAATTAAGAGAACTTTACCAAAAGCAACCTATGATGAACAGGCTAGAAAAGATGACCTAAAAAAGTGGGTAAATGAACGTGAGAACTCTTATAAATAAAAATGATACCGATTATACAGGTAACACAAAGACAACGAATACAATAATACAAGGAGAAATACGATGGACTTTGAAACATTAAAACAATCGTCAAGTAATTTTGACAAACTTACCAAGGCTATTGAAGCCAACCTCAATCCTGAGGACAAAGAAAAGAACAAATCCAAATACCAAGACGACAGATTTTGGAAACCAGAACTAGATAAAACTGGAAATGGTTTTGCTGTAATTAGATTTTTACCAGCGCCAGAAGGTGAAGACTTACCTTGGCAAAGAGTATGGTCACATGCATTCCAAGATGTTGGTGGTTGGTATATTGAAAACTCACTAACAACACTAGGCCAAAAAGATCCTGTGTCAGAAGAAAACACTAGACTTTGGAATACTGGTTTAGATAGTGATAAAGAGATTGCTAGAAAGAGAAAAAGAAAATTATCTTACTACTCAAATATTCTAGTGGTATCTGATCCTAAGCATCCAGAGAATGAGGGCAAAGTGTTCTTATTTAAATTTGGTAAAAAAATATTTGATAAGATTACAGAAGCAATGCAACCAGCATTTGAAGATGAAAATCCAATCAATCCATTTGATTTTTGGAAAGGTGCTAACTTTAAACTAAAAATCAGAAAAGTAGATGGTTATTGGAACTATGACAAATCTGAATTTGAAGGCGTGTCACAAATCAAAGAGAGTGACGACCAGATTAAAACAATATGGTCTACTCAACACCCTTTAAAACCATTTCTTGCACCCGATAATTTTAAAACCTATGATGAACTCAAAGAGAAACTGAATAGGACAATTACAGGTGTACGAAGCGCAACGACTGCTGATAAAACAGACCTCCCGCCTCAAAACGGTAGTGTTGCGAAAAGTAATGATGTTGCTCCAAAAACTGCTAGTGATAATGGCGAAGATGATACTTTGTCATACTTTAGTAAATTAGCAGAAGAGGAGTAATTCTCTCTCACATCAAAAACTTTGAAAGGGCGGCTGAAAGGCCGCCTTTTTTTTATATAAATATTAGCGATGGCTATATCAATACTAGACCCTATTAAGATACAACAAGGTGGCATTCGTAAGAGTGTTGATTGGTATAAGAAAAATGTTGCTACACTTAGCGATAGAGTGACTGCTGCGGCCCTTATGAGGTCAGGTAAATTAAATGGTATTCCTAGTAGAGGTAGATTAAATTTCTTCTATTATGACCCTAAATATAAACAGGTATTACCTTTGTATGATAGGTTTCCACTTGTATTACCTTTAGAGACAATACCAGGTGGGTTTATGGGTATGAACTTTCACTATATTAGACCTGTACAAAGAATTAGTTTATTAAACAATCTACAAAGATATGCCACTGGTGGTATGAAGTCAACAACAAGAATTGATGCTACCTATGATGGTATTAAGAACGTAAGAATTGCTAGAAATACTATTAAGAAATATTTGTATAGTCATGTTAGATCAAGTTTTTTAAGAGTTGATTTTGATGAAGCAGCATTGGCAGTTATGTTACCTGTACAACAATTTAGGAAAGGAAGTCCATACTAATGGCTATTCTACGAGGCGGAAAAAGAATTGGTGGTTTTGATATACGAATAGGTTTACCTAGAGATAGAAGCCTAGATGATGTACAGTCAGACCCACGTTTAAGACAAAAGGCTGGTGGTAATCCTGAAACTACTATGGGTAGATTTCAAGCCATGGTCAACGAGGCAGAAGGCTTTCAAAGAAAAGCTAGATTTTATGTAAACTTTACACTACCAAATGGTGTGACAGGAAATGATGAGGAGATACAAGGTTTCTCTACAGCTCAACAATTGAGAGCTATGAACCAAGATCAAAATAAAAGACGAGTACAAGCATTTTGTAGTGAGATCGCAATGCCAGCTAGAGAGGGCGCACAGAAAGAAATTAGACATAATGGTCCAGTGAGAAAATTTGTATATGACCATACATATGGCGATATAACAGCTACATTTTATACAGATAAATTTATGAGAGAGAGAACATTTTTTGAAATGTGGCAAAAGGCAGCATTTAGTAATGCAACACACAACATGAATTACTATAATGATTATGTTGCACCACTAGACATATTTGCTTTAGGACAATTTGCTAGTAGAGACGAAAGAGACGACATAACATATGGAGTTAGATTATTTGAGTGTTATCCAAAAACAATTAGTGAAGTATCATTTAGTCATGCGGCTAATGATATACAAACATTTACAGTAACATTTAGCTATAGATATTGGGTGAACTTCTTTTTAGATAGAGCTGGACAAGTAGATGTAGGACAAGCAGATTTCAAACAACCAACAGTAAAAAGAGCTGGTGGTATATTTGGTGGACTAATTAGTATGTTGCCACCAGAGATTAGAAGAGCAGG